ACTCAAGTATGTCAGCGACCCTATACGTCAAAGCCTCAGCTAGAGTTCTGTATATGTAAAGACTTGACTCAAGTATATGCCTAGTGGCTGTGTTTGAGTTAAGTGCTGCAAGCTTCTGTACACCAACTAATGAGTTTGGATCAGGCATACTGCCGTCTCTTGCCTCGTTCAATCCTGTAACCTGTCTTATTTGACTTAGGTAATGATTGTAGTTACCTATAAGCATCTGAGTCTTAGAAGCACCTGAGTTAGATGTAAGCTGCTGTATTGGAACTTTAGCGTTGTTAAACTCACCATCTTGAGTGTAGCTTCGTCCAATCACACTACCTGTTTGGAAGTATAGCCTTAAAGCATCCTCCGGATTGTATGCTGCTCCTGTACCAAGATCAACTTCACTAAGACCATCAGCATCAATAAATACACCATCAGGCACTACCCTAGATATAACCTGCTGTAGCTTTAAGTGAGTAATCTGAATAAGATCAGCAAATGGTATCATTCTTCGAGTCAATGACTCAATAACACCCTTGTACATACGTGGAGCAGAGGCAACGTAGTTAGGCATAGCGTGCTGAGTAGCAGACTTAGGTCTAACCATATTCTCAGACATCTCCCACTTCAATAAGAAGTTAGTACCCATTACCATAACACCCTCGTACCAAACGTCAATAGTCTTAGACACCTTCTCAAAGTTGCCCTCCTTCATCATATCCTCAGGTGGATTAAAGGTATCATCCTTCTCAACCATCTTTATGTTCCCTGAGTCAGTTATTTTCTTCTTGTAGACAATATCCTTAGTAGTCTTGTAGTTGAAGTATAGTAACGTAGCAGTATCCCTGTAGAATATATCATTCTGATAGAACTGTGCTATATTAAAGTAGTCCCACCAACTTTGGCTGTACTTAGATATCTCGTCTAAATCCTCGTTTTTTAGCGTTGGATCAATTTTCTTTAGCTCTATAATTGGAACAGTCTTAATCTCTCCCCAATAAAAACAATCCTTAAAGTTAGGATCTTCAGTGTAGCTGTACACTACGTTAGCAGGATCAACGTATGATATTCTTACGCCATCACCCTTCAAGAACTCGTGCTTTGCAACTGCAACTCCGAGTACAGTCATATCATAGTCTAGTCTCTTTCTTACGTCATCGTAGTGGTTTGTATCAAAAAGAGTATTTATAGCTGTCTCTTCAGCTATCTCAATTGCAGGCTTGTAGTTAAGCTGCATATACAACGCAAGCTCCTCGTCTGTGTTTGGAAGCTCTGCAGGATCTGTAACAAAAGGATTAGCTCCTGTCTTATCCATAATCGTCTGAAGGATTGGCTTAGCTACCATCTGTCCTTCGATCATATCTTGATATGCACTTCGCTTAGACTGAGACATCGCATCCTGTGCATACGCCTTTACCTTAAACAAACGATCAGACATACCGTTAACAACAATATCTATAAACTTAGGTAGTATAGGAACAGGTGTCCAATCTAAGTTTAGATAAGATAGATCACCGTCAACTGCTAATTCATTCTTGTATTTTGCTACAGATTGCTCCCCACGGGCGTATAATCTTAACCTGTGGAAATCTTTCCATTGACCATAATATCTGCTACCGTTCCCATCTTTTCGAAACCATTCGTATTGGATGGCTTGCCCAATTTGTAAACCAAACTCTTCCGAAGCCTTCTCTTTATCGGAAACAAATTGGCTTGGAAACCCCGCAGATGTGATATCTATTTTAACATCTTTCATCTAATTATTTCGCTTAGCGTTCCTTTATTGCTGTACCTTGCAAAGTTAATCTTTATTTTTGATTGTTTTTTCTCAGGAAGGTATAGGTTCTTTTGCGTGGCCATAATAGCCAACCCTGAACTGATAGAAGCATCGTGCTTTGTTCTGTCTGAAATGTCAAACTTAGCCCAATCCTCTAGCGTTCGTATAAATATCATATCACCCATATCACCCGCATCTCTATAAGTGCCATCCATATCCATACCTATGTACTTCTCAATGTAAGACTCAATAGCAGAGGCGTGAGCCTGCTTAACGTCCTCACTACTGTTTGGTATACCACCTAGCTCTCTCTCTGTCTTAGATAGGTTGTTGTACTGCTTGTCAGGTCTGTTCATACAGAAACCTCTGTACCCCCTATTCTTAAAGTGATATAGTAGCCTTGGCTTGTTGTTCTCTATAAGTATTGGCATACCATAAAAAACACACGCCATTAGAACATCCTCATAAAAGATCTCAGCTGTCTGAGGTCTTGCTATGTACTCTAGAAAGAAAGTGTTTACAGGAGCTTCGTCCATATGGTAGGTGGTCAATCCGTGGAGAGCTCCGTTAGAGCCACCTCCACCAACAACACCTGAGATGTCATAAGAGTCACAACCAAATGCACCTAGATGATCATTGCCGGGATACTTGACACCGTTCTTAGTTATCATCCTATTCTGCATATGCGGCTTAGGATTCCAAGAGATAAAGAACCTTCCACTGTTGTTAGGGCTAAACATAACCTCAGTGTCCTTTATTCCATTCTTCCAAGAGAACGATCCCCTTGTTACGTGGTGCTCTTTTATTAAAGAGTCGTTGTAGTCTATCTGCTGATATATTTTTGTTAGGTTAAATAAAGACTGCTTGCTCTCATCCCTGAATGCGTGAGACTCTGTCCTTGGGAACTGACGATAGAACTCATTTAATGCATCCGCATCGTTCTTAAGAGACTCAACCTCATTGTTCCAATAGTCTACAGCTCCACTCTTAATTAACCTTCCATCAACGCCAAGAACAGGAGCTTCAGGTGTATTGAACACAGGCATACCATATCTGTCGATAAAGCCCTCCATATTCCATTCCATTGGTATAAATAAACCATAAAGACCACTCTTAGTTTGACCATTCTTATTCCTTTGCGATACATTTGAATCCTCGTAGATGTCCTTGTAGTTCTGACCTCCCTTGCTAAGTGCATTTGAGGTTGACCCCATCATACACTTACCTATTATCTTCATACCTAGACGTAGACAGGTTTTAGTTACCCTCCAATTGTCCTTTATGTTATTTGGCTTAAGCCATTTAGCACTCTCATCGTGAGCTAAGAACAATAGCTTCTCACCATCGTAGCTGTTGTCATCCGTATTCTTCCAATCTATTGATGTGTCAAGACCCTCGATATCGCTATCGTCAGTCTCGTACATATTCTTCTTAGTTATCTTTGACGCAGGGACTCTGAATGCAAGCTCTGTCTTTGGCTTGTCCATACCATCCATTACGGGTCTAAAGAAGAACGGAAGCCTTACGTTAATCGGAACTACCTTGTCCGTAAACATCTTCTTGGCATCTCCTCCCGTCTTAGATAGTATACCAATCCTCGCATCACGTGCAAGCGTACCTATATTAATGCACTCGGAGGATGACATAAATGAGAACCCTGAACGTCTAATCTTTAGATAGACCATCCCAAAACTTCTTTCGTCTGCCCTACAAGCCTCCCAAAAAATCCAATAGATCCTATTAGCTTCCCTGTAGTCAGGGTATCCAACGTCAATAGACGCCCACTGAAGGTACATATAATGAGACCCTGTTATGTAGGTAGGATTACCATTATTCATAAACCAATAGCCCCTCTCTCTGTAGTCAAACTCTTCCTCAATGTAGTCAACCCATCTGTCCTTAAACTGAGATGGCTTCTCGTTCCATTGAAATATAGACTGTATTCTTGATAGCTCTTTAGGGATTGGCATCCTTTCCCAATACTGTTCCTCCGGCTTCTTGTGTCTTTGAGGACACAACCTAGGTGCTAACGGAAGACCTATCTTTAGGCCCTGTATATCCACTATATCTCCTACCGTGCCGTCCTTAGATATTACAATGAAATCATATTTTTCGTCATAGCCATACACCCAAGACTTTGCTTTGTTCTTGGTGGCCCTAACGGTGTTAGGTATGTAGTCTTGTACAACCCTGTATATGCTATCTTGCTCTTCCTTCTGCAAATCCTCCCTTTGTGTGTACCTTATTCGGATTCTTTTCTAGAGACTCTATAGCCTCCTGCTCCGCATCTATTCTGTTTAAAATCTCAAACGCATCAAATATAGCGAGCTTCTTAGTAGCCGCTGCATTTTTTAGTCTATCCGCAGATAGATCCTCACCGTCATCGTTCTTAATAATATCCTCCTTGGCAACCTTAATTAGCTGCTCAACGGCTGCGTGTCCCGCCTGTATTATCCTTAGCTTAGTATCCTTTGAGCTCATATTACCATACTTATGTGGTGGTCGTACATTCTATAAAGCTTCTCACCATCAATATTAAACTCGTACTCAGTATCGGGCAAGAATGTAACTGTGTCACCACTCTTAACGCCCTTGCTCTTTAAGTACTCGTTTGCGTACTTAATTTTACCCATAAGAGGCTCTTCTGCGAACGGCTTGTATATGTACGACTCAATCGTAGGGATTGGCTTTACAAAGCAATACTTGTCGTATGCGGTCCACTCCTCACCGTTGTAGAACATAAAGAACTGCTCTGAGTCCACAAAGAATAAATCATCCTTAAAGAAGCTCCTTCCGCTTCTTTGGTTACCCTTCATATCGTTGTAGAACTTAAAAACATTGTGGTGGACAAGAAGTATGTCACCTATCTTTATAGGTCCTGAGTACCCTATTGGTGTTTCAACAACCTCACCGTACCTATTGGCTGACTTGTAGTCCTCCTCTGAGGTGCTAACTATAAAGTCTACGTCACCAATTTTTTTAATATTATTGTACCTCTTGCCATCTAGTGGCCTTACTATAAAATTAAACGGTGATTTCATTAAAAGTTTATATTATACTCAATCGATATAGGCACTGTTTCTGAGAACTCTTTCCAAAGTAGTACCTCATCCCTGTGCTCTATCCATATCTCTATTGAGTTTTTATTATTAAATTTGATTAAATGTATTTTATGCGTGTTGCCTAAGACATCCTGCCCTACTATGTAGTGCATAGCTCCTGACTTGTAGTCAGGCCCTATCGATATCTTTCTAATAGCCCCCACTATCCAACTTTAAATATTTGAATTTGTGCAGATGGTACATCATCCCAAGGACCTGAAGCAGTATGAGTATACATACCACCTTGGTTAACTCCCGAAGAGTCTCTTAGTATCTCCCAAGTAAGAACAGTTCCAACCTCAGTAATGTTTATTACAATAGTAGTCTCGTAAGGGAACATAACACCTGTTGTGTTTAGCTCAAACCCTTTAACTACACCTGCCTGAACGCCATCTATTAAAGCTCTGAATAATAAAACAGAAACTCCTCCTGAAGAACCTTGTCTCTCAATATT